AGCGGTAGCGGATGCCAGCACTAATGCTAACTATTACCCTACCTTTGTAGCTGCCACAGGAAGCAATCAGTCTTTAAAAACAGCATCATCTACGTTAAAATACAATCCATCAACAGGAGCTTTAAGTACAGGCTCTATAATTTATATAGCACCATAAGGAAAAATCATGGGTCAATTAGTCTTTCAAGCAACAGCAGGCGGTCAAGTAGCCTTAGTTGGGCCTAACCCAAGTGCTAGTTTTTCATTAAATGTGCCAGCAGTAAGTGGCACACTTGTAACTACAGGCGATACAGGCACAGTAACCAACACAATGTTGGCTTCAAATGCCTATACTGCACCTGGCACTATTGGTAGTGGAACTGCAAACTCAGGCGCATTTACATCACTTTCTGCAACTTCATTTACAAACACAGGAACAGATACTGCGACAAAATTTATTCCAACAGGATCATCTGTTACTGGTAATGGTTTATATCTTCCTGCTACAAACTCACTTGGATTATCAACTAATGGCACAAACGCTTTATATATTGACGCATCTCAAAATGTAGGTATTGGTACTAGTAGTCCTGCAACTAAATTAGATGTAGTTGGGACAATAAGAGCAAGTCAATCCTTAGCTTTTGGTACAAATGGAACTTCAGGTGTAGGTACTATTTATTCTGATTCAAATTGGGGATGCCTTATTACTGCAAAACAAGCGTCTCCAGCTTTAGCAGATTTTATGTGGCAAAACGGTTCATCTGTAGAACGTATGCGTATTGACTCTAGTGGTAATTTGTTGGTTGGTACTACAACAGCTATCGGAAAATTAACTGTTGCTGGTTTAGCAAGTGCACAAACTCTTCAAGTAAAAGGTAGCTCTAGTGGTTCGTTTAGTGCTGATGCTATGTTTTTGCAAAATGAGGGCCCAAGTCTTTTTAGGTCTTATGCTTGCGGTACAAATGGCTCAACTTATGGTCAATGGGTACATTATGCAGTAACATCAACTGGAAGCCCTGTCTCAGTATTTACTGCGTCAAATGGAAGTTTTGCAGTACCAGGTGCTTTGTCAAAAGGTTCTGGCTCTTTCCGCATCGACCACCCGCTTCCAGAACTAGAAGAAACACATCAATTAGTACACTCCTTTATTGAGGGACCACAGGCTGACTTGATTTACCGTGGTCGTGTATCACTGGTAAACGGTAAAGCAACAGTAAATATTGACGAAGCCGCAACAATGACTGAAGGAACTTTTGTTGTTCTTTGCCGTGATGTTCAGTGCTTTACAACCAACGAGTCTGATTGGACTCCTGTCCGTGGTTCTGTGTCAGGAAATATTATTACTATTGAATCTCAGGACGATAAAGCAACATCAAACATTAGCTGGATGGTAATTGGTGAACGTCAAGACAAACACATGATGGAAACAAACTGGACTGACGAAAGTGGTAAAGTTATTGTTGAGCCGTTAAAAGTTGCCCCGCCTTTAATTATGGCTGGTGTAAATACAGAAACAGAAGGAGCTAAATAATGTCCATCATCCTCGACGGCACATCTGGAATAACATCCCCTGGCGGCGATACGGCAACCGTATCCGTTGCCACACCCATTGTCAAGAGCCCAAGCTCACTGACATTACAGACCAATGGCTCAACCACTGCGGTTACTATTGATACTGCACAGAACGTGAGTATTGGTGGTTCAGTTAACGGCAATACAAAAGTTATTATTGAAAAGTCAAGTTCGTTAACATTAAACCCATTTGGAAACGCGGGGGTTTCGACGCTATCTCTTAAAAATACAAGCTCAACAGCAAACGCCGGAACATATATTACAAACTTTAATGCTGCGGGAGTTTTAAATTCATATATTGGATTTATAAACGAAGATACATCTTACGCAAGTGATATTGTTTTTGGAACTGTATCTGCAAGTGCCACAACTTATGGCGAACGTCTGCGCATTAATTCAACTGGTGCTATAGTTCTTTCTGGAGGCAATACTTCAGCTAATGGCGTAGGCATCTCCTTCCCAGCAACCCAATCCGCTTCATCTGATGCTAATACACTAGATGATTATGAAGAAGGTACTTGGACACCAACTTTAAACTTTGGCGGTGCATCAGGAGTAACAACTTATGGTCAAAGAAATGGAACATATACTAAAGTTGGAAATGTTGTAACTGTTAGGGCTTATATTCAGATAACAACCAAAAGTGCTGCAACTGGAACCGCAACATTAGATGGGCTTCCTTTCACTACAAATGGTGCAAGTGTGAATTATGCTTCTAGTTTTGGATATTTTAGTGGTCAATTAATTACAGGTTCTTTTATGTGTTACATAGCTGGCGGAGCAACAGGTATACAATTAGGTCAAACAAATGGCACTACTGGATTTGCAAGCCTCACAAATACCAACTTTGTAAATGCAGGTGATGTTATTTTTCAAACAACTTATATTGCAGTTTAATTAACTAACATAGATTTGTTAGTCGGACACTTAACAGGAGAATTAAAAATGGCATTAACTAAAGAAACAGCAGTAGACCAAATTACAGTAACAGAAAACGGAATTGTATTGGTTCGTGAAGCTACACGCATCATGGAAGACGGAGTACAACTCTCTCAAACCTACCACCGCACCAGCCTCGTCCCAGCTCAAGACGTAAGCAACGAGCCGGCTAATGTTGTAGCTATCTGCAATGTAGCTTGGACACCTGAAGTTATTGCTGCTTACAAAGCACAGCAAGAAGCCAACAAACCAGCCCTCTAAGAAAGAGTCGTAATGGACTTGCAAACCCTCATCAACACAGTGCTACCCCTTATCTGCGTAGCCATTGGCTGGTTCTGTAAAGAGCTCTGGAACGCTGTTCAGGATCTGAAAGACGACCTGACAGATATTCGTACCCACCTAGCTGACAACTACGTCAAAAAGGACGACTTTGCGTCTCGCTGGGATGAGGTCCTTAAAGCAATCCACCGCATTGAGGATAAACTCGATGATATCCGCAAATGAAAGAAATAGTAAGACAACTACTTACTGGCAAAGATGGTGTCACTTATGATATTGCTAGAGTTACTTGGCTACTTGGTACCATCACTGTTATTGCTCTGGCTGCTTTCGAAGTGTCCACAGCGCAAATCAGCCTTCGCGAGTTGGCGGAATCGCTTGGTATTATTTCTGCAGCGGGTGGCGCGTCGACCATGATGAAAAAAGACACCGAGCCACAATGATCTATCTGCTGCTTGTACCAATCAGCTTGCTCGTCACGCTACTAGCCATTCTGTTGTCCCCCATCCTGCCACTCTTTGCCACAAGCCAAGACGGCTGGCTTGACAACCATTCAAGCTGGGGCAAAGGCCCCCGCCTGCCAGTGTGGCTGAATTGGTTTATGACACCGGACAACTCACTGGATGGCGACGCTACGTTTGAGGCTTTAAATGGAACTGGATACTTTAGTAAAGTTAAGTGGCTCTGCCGTAATCCTGCTTATTCTTTTGCGCTTAGATACCTCTTTGCACCTTACCAGGTTGTTGTTAGGGGCGATATATCAATCAAGGATAACGATAACGCAAAAGCTGGCTGGTGTTATGTTACTGCTAACGGTTTATTTCAGTTTCGTTGGGTACAACCAATCGGATTTTCTCGGTGTCTGTATTGCAACTTTGGCCATAATATTTTTGTTTTAGCGGACCCTAACGTAAACCCTAAGCCAAATCTATGTCAGGCAACCTTTGTGTTTTCACCTCGTATTTCGGGGTTTAGATAATGTTTCCATTAGGAATACTGACCTATGTCAAAATTGGACTTTTTGCTTTATCTTTATGCGTGGCTGGCTATCTTGGCTACGCTGTGGAAAGTAGTCGATTCAATTCGTACAAACAAGCGCTCCAAGAGCAGCACCAAGCAGCCGCCGACCAAATAAGGAAAGAAAAAGATGCGCAAATCGCTTCTATTAATACTCAGCTTGCTGATGCTCTTGTCAAGCTGCGTGAGCGTCCCAGTCGTACCCAAGCCTCCAGCAATGGACAAGGTGGAACTGGGCTGTCCCTTTCTGCCGAGGACGCTTCTTTTCTTACAAGGGAAGCTGCTAGAGCAGACATCTTGCGAACAGCCCTCTCAGCCTGCTACGACCAGTACGACGCGCTAAATAAATAATAAACCCCAATTTGCATTAATATATGCAGAGTAAGGAGCATGAATGAAAAAGCTATTAGTAGTACTGTTGTGGGTAGTTGGCATATTTGCAGCGATCCACTTCACAGACAGGTATACCCAGATTGAAGAGAACATCATGGCCATCGCTAAATCCACACTAGACTTCATCACCAAGGAGGAAGGTGCCCGTAACAAGGCATACAAGGACTCTAAGGGTCTGTGGACGATTGGCGTGGGCCACCTCATCAAGTCCGACGAGCAGCACCTCATCACCGCGACCCTAACAGATAAACAGGTACAAGAGCTTCTGAGAAGCGATTTAAGGTGGTGTAGCGAGGCCGTAGAGAGATCGGTGAGGATCAGCCTTACCCAGGGTCAATTCGACGCCCTGTACAGCCTATGCTTTAATATCGGCGAGACAAATTTTAAGAAATCCACAGTGGTCAAGAAGATCAACGAAAATGACCTACAGGGTGCAGCTGATGCCATACTGATGTGGAACAAACCAGATGTGCTTATAAATCGTAGAAAGCGCGAAAGAGCGCTATTCTTAGGGGCGTAAATAGCCTGTTTTTTGCATTAATATAAGTAGGACTACTCAACCAATCACTCAAGGAATTACCATGGACGGCTTTAAAACATTACCAAGATACAAAGCTGGTGGACTAGTCAAGACACCAGTAACCGGCGACAAAAAGGCTGCAGCACCATCTAAGGCCGTAGCAAAGCCAGCCTTTAAGGGCAGCGACGTAGCTAAAGAAAAAAGCAAGCCCGCAGGTCATAAAGATTCGTACATCAAGTCTAAAGAGTCAGGTAAAACCGCAGACTTTCCAAGTGCCGCTGTAAAGGGCCGTAAGGCAAAAGCCACTGGCACCGTGAGCAAATTCAAGTGTGGTGGTAAGATCGTTAAAAAAGCTGATGGTGGCATCATGGACGCTATCGGTGGTGTTGGTACACAGCTTAAGAACAACGTTATGGGCACACCAGAGCAGAATCGTATCGCTCAGGCCCGTATGGACATGATTGCACGTAAAAAAGCACAACAGGCAGCACTTCTCCAGGGTCAAGCACCCGCGGCAGCACTGCAGCAAGGTGCCCTTGCAGGTGCATTGGGTGGTCAAGGCGCAATTAGTGACACTGAAAGACAGGCTATGTCACCAGCACCAGCAATGCAAGCTCCGGGTGGTGTAAGCCCAGCCGGCCCAGTACCCACCCAGAAAAAGGGCGGCAAAGTAAAAGGCAAGTGCTAATATGCCAGTTAAGTCGGAGCAACAAATGAAGGCTATGTACGCCGCGGCTGCTGGCAAATCAACCCTTGGCATCCCTAAGAAGGTTGCCAAGGAGTTTATTAAATCTGGACCCGCATCAAACAAATTACCAAACAAAGTAACTAAACGGGCCGCAGGCCGAGGTCGATAAATGAAAGATTTCAAACAAACACCTAAGATGAATGCTGAAGGCAGCCATTATTGCAAAGGTGGCAAAGTTAAAAAAATGGCCGAAGGTGGTTCTTCTAGTGATATGGACTGGAGTAAAGCAAAACCAGTAGAAATGCCAGGAGCGCGTGGTGATGGTGGTACTAATGTTCCAGGTTTTGGAAAAGTAAAACCAGTATCAATGCCTGAAGGACGTGGTGGTGATGGTATTAATATTCCAGGGTTAGGAAAAGTAAAATCAGTACCAATGCCTTCCAATGGCAGGTCACAATTACTTAAAACTGGCGGAAAAGTAAAACGCGGAAATAAAAAATAATGGCCTACTCAGGTACCACAGGAAATACTGTTGTGACTGTTGACCAACTAATTGCGTATGCTTTTAGAGATGCTGGACACACTGCTGAAGAAGCAACACCTGAATTAATTGGTGCAGCCAAGCAGGCACTGTTTTATAACTTGCAAAATCTGTCCAACATGGGTGTTAATTTATGGCTCCTGGAGAACATGCTTGTCGGCGCAGTGACAGCTCAGCAGCAGTTAGTACTTCCTAAGACAGTCATCGACGTACGTGAGAGCAACTGGGTATATATTATTAACCAGGCAGCCTCTGAGTACTTGCCAATTAGCAACCCAGACTCACCGGCAGTGTTTGATCAAAATCTATCGCTGGTGTCTACCTCCACCATTGGTGCAAATTACTTTGGTCTTCAGTATCAATCAGCGCAGCCAGTGTACTACGTTGGATTCAATGGCTACGCTGTAGGTACAGGTACGACAACGTACAACTTTGCCTACGAGACCAGTGAGGATGGAATCACTTGGACAACTGTCAAGCAGTTACCAACCACCACACTGTCTGATAAAGAGTGGGCGTACTTTAATATTAGCACGACACCGACACACCTATACTATCGCCTGCGCGAGACCGTTGCAACCACGTTCTCTATACGCCAGATCGTATTCTCTACGAGCCAGCAAGTTATTCCATTGGCGCGCCTAAACCGCGACGACTACTGGAACCTCCCAAACAAACAATTTCCTAGTCAACGCTCCTTGCAATATTGGTTTGATAGAACCATTGAGCCCTCGATGTATATCTGGCCAGTTCCTAATAACGACTTTCAGATGTTTCAGCTCATTGTAGAAGTTCAAATGCAAGACGTTGGATCATTGACAGATCAAATTTATGTTCCAGATCGCTGGATTAGTTGCGTTCAAAAGCAACTGTCGCACTCTATGTCACTGCAATTACCGGGTGTTGACATTACACGTATCCAGTACTTAGAAGGACAGGCAGCAAAAGCATTCCTACAAGCCAGTGAGGAAGATCGTGACAAATCGCCGATATATTTTCAACCTAACATAAGCTACTACACACGATGAGCGTTATAATGTCGTACGACAGCCTTGTGCTGAATATCCAGCAGTACATGGAACGAAATGACCCGGACTTCATTGCACAGATACCTAACCTGATTGCGCTGGCCGAGTCATCAATTGCTGCAGAGCTTAAGACCTACCTACAACTTATTGTGGTAGAGACCAATCTTGCACAGAACCAAACTGTTCTGAACAAGCCAGCACGTTGGAGAAAAACTGTCTC